AGATTGTTGCGAGCCCTGCTAACAGCATTGCACGTCAAAAGATGCGCGAAGAGTTCATGCACATAATCCATGATTTGCAAGTTCGGATAAAGCTTCTCGAAGCCAAAAATGAAAAGTAGTGCTTATTCTGGTACAAAGGTATAGGATAAGGCGGATTTTGAAAGGTAAGTGATCCATGGCTATCGAACCGCGGCCCATGGCGGGCCTTATGGACACTAATGTCCCTTCTCAGTTAGACGAGGCAGACCTCGCGGCGGAGATTGAAGTCGAGCTTCCGGGTTCGATGGACAACGACGTTATAGAAATGATTTCTCAGGACACCCCGGAAGAAATCGAAATTTATGAAGACGGCGAAGACACTATTGTGGACTTTGAGCCGGACGACATGCGCGGAGAGAGCGACGACTTCTTTGAGAATTTGGCGGAAGAGCTTCCTGCCCGGGAACTAGGCTTTATTTCTGGTCAGCTTCTTGACGAGTATGAGGGCAACCGTGCCAGCAGGCAGGAATGGGAGGACGCGTATGCAGACGGGCTGGAGCTTCTTGGCTTTTCGTACGAAGAACGCACCCAACCCTTCCGCGGGGCAAGCGGTGTAACGCATCCCCTTCTGGCTGAGTCGGCTACGCAGTTTCAGGCGCAGGCTTTTAACGAAATGCTTCCGTCAAGCGGCCCGGTACGGTCCGCTATTTTGGGGTCAGAGACCACCGAAAAAGAAAAACAAGCGGGCCGCGTTCAACAGTTTATGAATTACTACATCACTAACGTGATGGAAGAGTACACGCCTGAGTTCGACCAGATGATGTTCTATCTACCGCTGGCGGGCTCGACCTTCAAAAAAGTGTACTATGACGAGATGCTAGGAAGGGCCGTAAGTCGGTTTATTCCGGCGGAAAACCTTATTGTACCGTACAACACGTCGGACCTAGAGACGTGCCCGAACATCTCTCAGGTCGTAAAGATGTCTTTGAACGATCTCCGGAAGCTTCAAGTTTCGGGGTTCTATCGCGACATCCCTGTCGTCCCGGGTGAACCGGAAGAGAACAGCGTACAGAACGAAATCGACCGTATTGACGGTACTTCTCCGTCCCAGACGGACTATGACTGTACTCTTCTGGAAAGCCACGTTGATCTGGACTTGGACGGCTACGAAGACCTTGACGAAGACGGTGAGCCAACCGGAATTAAACTGCCGTACATTGTAACCCTGTCCATGGACAACGGGCAGGTTCTTTCGATCCGTCGTAACTTCCGTGAGGAAGACGAGCTTCGTAAGAAGATACAGTACTTCGTTCATTACAAGTTCCTTCCGGGGTTCGGCTTCTATGGTCTTGGACTAATCCACACTATTGGCGGACTATCTCGGACGGCCACCTCGGCGCTTCGGCAACTTATAGACGCCGGTACTCTCTCTAACCTCCCCGCGGGGTTCAAGGCCCGCGGTATGCGGATAAGGGACGACGATGACCCGCTACAACCCGGTGAGTTCCGGGACGTTGACGCGCCGGGTGGACGGCTATCCGACAGCTTGATGGCGCTCCCGTTCAAGGGACCGGATCAGACACTATTTGCTCTCCTTGGTTTTGTTGTGGACGCTGGCCGTCGTTTCTCGACCATAACGGATATGAAGGTTGGCGACGGAAACCAGCAGGCGGCGGTTGGGACGACGGTTGCTCTTCTGGAGCAAGGCTCGCGGGTAATGTCCGCGGTCCACAAACGTATGCACTACGCCATGCGTCAGGAGCTAAAGCTTCTTGCGTCTGTTGTTTCGGAGTACCTCCCGCAGGAGTATCCGTACACCGTAGAAGGTGCGGATTCTTCGATTATGGCGAAGGATTTTGACGACCGTGTAGACGTCGTTCCTGTCTCGGACCCTAACGTGTTCAGTCAGGCGCAGCGTATTGCGTTGGCACAGGCGAAGTTGCAGTTGGCTCAGTCGGCCCCTGAAATGCACAACATGTACGAAGTCCTTCGGGGCATGTACGACGCGTTAGGTGTGCGGGATACCGACAAAATCCTGCGCCGTACTACAGACGAAGAACCTGTTCCGTTGGACCCTGCTCAAGAAAATATAAACGCTTTGGACATGATACCTCTGAAAGCTTTTGAGGGTCAGGACCATCAGGCTCATATTATGGCCCACATGGTTTTTGGTTCGACACCCTTGGTGGGGTCCTCCCCTACAATCGCAGTGTCTCTCCAGAAGCACATCATGGAGCATGTCCGACTGGAGGCGTCCGAAGCGGCTCTTGTACAGTACCTGCAACAGGTTGGTGCGCGACAGGGTCAGCCTTTGTCCGAAGAAGAGATGTTGCAGGTAGAGGCTCTTACGGCCCAGCTTATTGCCCAAGGTATGCAGATGCTCAAGCAGCTTAGTCAGAAAGTTTCTGGCGGAGACGCACCTGACCCGGTTGTTCAGCTTAAAGAGCAGGAGCTTCAGATCAAGGCCAAGGCAGAAGAGAATGACGCTGCGGTGGATCAGGCCAAGCTTGCTCTGGACCAGCAGAGTTTACAGGTTCGTAACCAGCAGTTTAACCAGCGCCTTCAGAGCCAAGAGGCGCAGACGCAGGCTCGCATTCAGTCAGCCATGGACCGCGAGTATTTGAAACAACAGGCGAAAAGGAACCAGTAATGTCTAGTGTTAAGATTGTAACAAACAAACCCGGAAGCGCCCCCAAGGCCGTCGCATATGCGGACATTAAGGGGCAGGGCCGCATCCCGTACGGCAAGACGCAGGACGTAAAAATCCCTGATTCCATGAAAAGGGCCAAGGCCCGCGGCATGGGTGCCGCGCAGCGTGGGGGTGGTTACTGGTCCTGCTAAGGTCGGACCTAACAGCCCCCAACCCTAGAACCCCTAACTGTACAAAGGTGAAGCCATTGACTCAAATGATCGCGTTATCCTACGGTGAAGTGTTTATCCTTTCAATAGTGGTCGTGGCGCTGCTGTTTGCCGCGTTCAAGAAGTGATTGGCATAATAGGGTCGATACTTGGCCCGATTATTGGTGGCGTCAGGGACTACGTCAGTACCGGACAGGAGATCAAGAAGGCCGAATCCGCTAACAAGGCCCGGCTGCTCCTTGATAGTCAGTCGAACAACGCTGAGTGGGAAATGGCTAGTCTTACGGACAAAGACCGCTGGTTGAGGCGAGGGTCTTTTTCCATGTTCGCAGCACCTTTTTTCTGGGCACTGTACGACCCGGCGGGTGTCGAGCAGTACTTTACTATAGCGCTAGCGGCGATGCCGGACTGGTACGTCCAAATTTTTTGCTCAATGGTGGGAGGTGTTTGGGGCATCTCAGCCTTAAAAAACACCGCGCCTGCTCTAGTTGGTGGAATACTAAAAGCCATCAAAAAGTAAAGTGTACTCCGAGAGCCAGAGACTGGGGAAGCTGGGAGAGGCCATCCTTCAAATGACCCTTATAGAAAAGGGTTTCATGGTTTTTTTTCCAATCTCCTCTCAAGGCCCGGTAGACCTTGTCGCTATAAGCCCGGAAGGGTTCACTTACTTTTTTGACGCTAAGGTTGACAGGGACCGGGTTAATCCGGGGAGGAAAAAAGCCTCCCGGATTCACCGCGCCCGGAGCGGGCTCCAGAAAAAACTGGGCGTCTCTATGGCGTATGTAAACATAGACAAAAAAACCGTCCACTTTGTGCCTCCCCTTGACTAGATATATTCTCGCATACTGCCGCATCAAACCTTCCTCTAAAAACGGGTAAATATCATAATGAATGAGATATTTCTTGCAGAAGCAACCTTTCGTCTGATAAAAGAAAGACGCTCGGTTGTTATTGACGTTCTTCAGTACAACAACCTCAAATCAATGGAGCATTACAGAGAACTCATGGGTGAATTAAAAGCCCTTGAGTTGATCGAACAGGAACTCAAGAGCCTGCTAGAAAAACAGGAGCGACAAGATGACTAAAACGGCAACCGCCGACTTCTCCGACGTTGGAGAAGCTGCGGAAAAAATAGCATCCGCGTACGTGGATGTAGACGACAGGGTCCTAGACCCAACCCTCCTAGATAAATCGCTTTTGGATCGCATTCCCAAGCCCACAGGGTGGAGACTTGTTGTTCTACCTTACCGGGGCAAAGGAAAGACTGAAGGCGGTATTTTTCTTCCGGATAAGATAGTGGATGACAACCAAATTGCCACGCAAGTTGGTTACGTTCTTAAAGTAGGCCCACTGGCCTACAAAGACGCTAGCAAGTTTGACGAGCCGTGGTGCAAAGAAACCGACTGGGTAATGTTTGCGCGTTACGCTGGTTCCCGGTTTCGCATTGACGGTGGGGAAGTTCGAATCCTCAACGATGATGAGGTTTTGGCGACTATTTCCGACCCGGAAGACGTTTTACATATGTAGGAGGCCTTTATGGCAGACGATCAGGTTGAGTTTGATACCGACGAAGAAGAGGTGTCGATTGAAATCGAAGAAACCGCTTCAGATGAAAACGATGCGGTCCTTACTGAAAGCGGCGATGTGGATGAGTTTGACAAAGCTCAGAACGCAACGCAGAAGCGGATCAATCAGCTTACCAAGAAAATGCGTCAGGCTGAACGAGAGAAAGAAGAAGCTTTTCGTTACGCCCAGACAATTCAAAGCGAGGCTCAAGGACTTAAAGCCCGTGTGGAGGAGCTAGATAGCGGCTACGTTAACGAGTTTAGCGGAAGGGTTCAAAGCGAGCTTTCTTCCGCAGAGAATGATCTCAAGAACTCAATAGAGATCGGCGACACGGACGGTGTTGTGTCCGCGCAGCGCAAGATAACGGCGCTTGCCATTCAAGCGGATCGGGCGTCTCAGGCACAACGCAACAGTGAAATGCAGCGCCAGCACGCCGAGTTGCAACGTCAACAGATGCAGCAACAGGCGCAGCAGCCCGCTGCCCGACCCCAACCTCGTAGACCGGACCCTAAAGCAGAGTCTTGGGCGGCGGAGCGTGAGTGGTTTGGTTCTGACGAAACAATGACGTACGCCGCGTTTGGAATCCATAAAACTCTCATAGAAGATGAGGGGTTTGACCCCAGTAGCCAAAGCTACTATGATGAGCTTGATAAGCGTATGGCGGAAAACTTCCCCCATAAGTTTAAAAACGGACCCACTGGCAAACGACCCGCTCAGACGGTTGCCTCTGTTAACAGGTCCGCATCTGGGCGCGGAAAGAAACAGGTTCGACTCTCCCCTACCCAAGTCACGATGGCGAAAAAGCTGGGAGTGCCGCTAGAAGAATACGCGAAATACGTGAAGGATTGAACAAATGAGTGACGAAAACGTTATGAACGATAGTAGCCCCTCTGACCGCACTCCTCGCGCTAAAAAATCTCGGGGTTCAACGGCCCGGCGTAAGCCGTGGGCTCCACCGTCAATGCTTGAAGCTCCCCCCGCACCCGACGGGTTCAAACATCGTTGGATTAGGGCTGAAACTCGCGGTTTTGACGACCGCAAGAACATCAGCGCGAAACTTCGCGAAGGCTGGGAACTTGTCCGTGAGGACGAATACCCGGATTTTGAATCACCCGTTATTGAAAGTGGTAAATACGAGGGGGTCTTCGGAGTTGGTGGTCTGCTTCTCGCCCGGATTCCCGTGGAAACCATTGCAGAACGGACTGAGTACTTTCAGAAAAGAAACTTGGACCAGATGCAAGCGGTGGATCACGATATGATGCGTGAGAATGCACATTCATCGATGACGATCAACCAACCTGATCGTCAATCTCGTGTAACCTTTGGTGGTTCCCGGAAATAGGGGCTACCTCCTTTAGGAGTGATCCAAAATGGCAAATCAAGAAACTGCCTACGGTCTTCGTCCTATCGGTCTAGTCGGCTCAGGCGCAAACTCGACGGGTCTTACGACCTACGAAATTGCGTCAGATAACACCGATGCCATCTTTAATGGCTCTATCTGCGTTCCCCTCGCCGCTGGCGTGATTGGGCAAGCAGGAGCTACAAACGGTGGTACCACTCAGGCGCTTGGCGTTCTGATGGGTGTTGAGTACGTAGACTCAGTGACGAAGAAGACGACCTTCCTTAACTACTGGCCCGGTTCCGGCTCGGTTAGCGTTGACACGAACCATCCTGTCAAAGCTCTCGTTGCCGACAACCCAAACCAGTTGTTCAAGGTTGCTAGTGATGCCTCGCTTACGAACCGTGCTACTGCTGTAGCCGCGATTTTTGCGAACGCCTCTCTTGGCACTTCGGCCCGAACCGGTTCTACCGATACGGGTCGTTCAAACTCCGCGCTTGGGGTTAGTACAATCGCTACTACGGCTACTCTTCCGCTTCGTATTGTTGGTATCCTTGAAGACGAGGCTAACAGCGACTACACCGCGGCAGGTATCCCATTTATTGTGCGCCTGAACGCTCATTTCAACGCGGGTACGCGGAGGTTTGATTCTCAGACCACCCCGGACTCCACCGGCATTTAGGAGGGCGCATAGATGGCTATTTCTCGCTCACAACTGGCGAAAGAGCTTGAGCCCGGTCTTAATGCTCTTTTTGGTCTGGAATATGACCGATACGAACAGGAGCATTCTGAAATCTTCGAGGAAGAGTCTTCGGACAGAGCCTTTGAAGAAGAGGTGATGCTTGGCGGCTTCTCGACCGCTCCTGTGAAAAACGAAGGCAGTGCGATCACGTTTGATGACGCGCAGGAAACGTATACTGCACGTTACACGCATGACACGATTGCTCTGGCTTTTTCGATCACGGAAGAGGCTATTGAAGACAACCTTTACGACCGACTTGCTAGCCGGTACACGAAGGCTCTTGCGCGTTCCATGGCACAGACTAAGCAGATCAAAGCGGCTTCTGTGCTTAATAACGCGTTCAATACGACCTACGCGATTGGTGACGGCTCGGCTCTTTGCGCCTCCGACCACCCGTCGCTTTCGGGCAACCAGCGCAACCAGCTTGCTGTAGCAGCGGACCTCAATGAGACGTCTCTGGAACAGATGCTGATTGACGTCGCTGGTTTGACCGACGAGCGTGGTCTGAAGATCGCGGTTCGCGGTATGAAGCTCATTATTCCGAAAGAGCTTCAGTTCATTGCAGAACGTGTCATTAACAGTAACCTGCGTAGCGGGACGGCTGATAACGATACGAACGCAATGCGTTCGATGGGAATGATTCCGGAAGGTGCGGTAGTTAATCACTTCCTCACGGACTCGGACGCTTTCTTTATCAAAACGGATGCCCCGAACGGGTTTAAATACTTCAACCGTTCCGCGCTCAAAACGGCAATGGAAGGTGACTTCGACACGGGTAACATGCGCTTCAAGGCGCGTGAACGCTACTCGTTCGGTGTTTCCGACTGGCGTTGCGTTTTCGGTACTCCGGGTGCTGCGTAAGTTTTAAAAAACTTTTCGACAAAGGGCGGCCTTTGGGCCGCCCTTTTTTTTCTGTTCTATTGATGACAAACTGTGTTAAAAGAAGACATCCCTGACAGTCGCACTTAGCGTCTGACACAACCCACGACAGGAGATACAAATGGGTATCACTACTTTTTCAGGCCCGATTAAGGCCGGAACAATCAAATCCACGACGGGCACGACCCTTGGCACCGATGTTAAAAACACCGGTCAAGTTGTTATGGCGCAGACGTTTAGCACGGGCACGGCCCTTGCTGCGGGCGCATCTGCCGCAAACACGACAAATGTCGTTATCCCCGCCAACTCCCAGATCATCGATTGTGTCATCGACTGCCCGACCGCCGTGGCTGGAGCCACCGCGGTCCTAAGTATTGGCGACACGGTCGGTGGGAATGCAACGTACGTCAATGCTTTTTCGATCACCGCGGCTTCCGGAGCGGGGCGTAAATACCCGACGACAGAGGCGGGCGGCGCACTGGCGTGGGCGGACACAGGAACTTCGGACGAGCGGGTCACATGGACAACCACGGGCGCTACCACCGCTGGTGAAATCCGAGTTACCATCCTGTATCAGCAGAACTCTAATCTCGCTTAATAGGTGATTTTAAATGGCTGGTTCTGACGTAAAATCAAAAAGATTGACGAGTGCGATTTCCGCGGGCGTTGGCCCTGCACGTATTCGGCAGCTTCAGGTTAAAACAACTACAGGTACCCCCCGACTTACCATTAGCGACGGGAGCGGCGGGGCAACCGTAATTGATATGGACCTGAACGCGTCGGACACGCATTCGGTAAACATCCCGGACGAGGGTATACGGGTGAGCGATATCTTTATCGCAACGTTTACCGGTTGTACGTCTGTCACGGTCTTTTACAGCTAATCCGAGGGTCAAATGGTTCGTCAACGGTGGTCCCTAAACCCCACAACGTTTTTCGAAACATTTGACCCCCTGATTTTCCTGTAATGGTTGTCTCCGGGTTTTACGTTGCCGCAATAGAGGACTCCGAAGAGCCGGACTTGTTCCTGCAATTCACGGGTTTTTCTTCGGCGCATGAAGCCGGGTGTTTTCTTGAGTGGTTGGACGAGGTCTTGCAAGACCCCTTTTCCGGCTTAGACGAAAGTTTGAAGCATTAACTCATGGGAAAAACACTCACCCTCACCTTTATCCCAGCCGTTGCGGCAGTCTTTTTTTCTTTCTTAGCGTGGGTAAGTCTTACTTTAATCGAAGTGGACAAAAGAACCGCAACCACGGTTGTTAAAGTCGAACAGAACTACGATATGATTAAACCGATGTGGGAAGCTTTTATTCAGTCCCGCAAGATTGCGAGGGCACATGCCGAAAGTTCGCACCGGCCCGAAACCCGGTAAGCCTAAACTTACTTATTTCCGCAAAGGTGGGTCGGTTTCGGCTAAGAGCCGGGGCAGCAAAATATGCCCGGCGGGCAAGGCTTGGGCAAAACGCACGTTTGACACGTACCCGTCGGCTTATGCAAACTTAGCAGCTTCAAAATACTGCAAGGACCCCAACTATGCGAAAGCTTCGAAGAAAAGGAAGAAATTGTAATCATGGGAAAGTTACAGGAGTGGTTGGATGAAGACTGGGTCCGAATCGATAGCCGTGGGAACATAGCGGGCGAGTGCGGCACTTCAAAGAATAAAAAAAACCCTGACAGATGCTTACCTAGAGCTAAAGCATCCTCTATCTCTAAGTCTCAACGTGCCTCTACGGCTCGTAAGAAAAAGCAGGGCGCTTCTAGCGGCAAAACTGCGGTGGCTAATACAAAGGCTGCAAAAGTTACACGGGCGGCTGCGGGTGGAGTAGTTGTAGGTACTCCTTACCGTAAGCTTAACAAGGGATGTGGTGCGGTGATGTCGAACCGCCGTAAAAGAACGCTTTATACCTGACATGCTTGAACAAGAGATAAAAACTGAGCTAAGAGAGTGGTCTAAGCACGCCTTAGAATCACCTTCTCCGTTTTTTAACAACCTCCCTGCATGTCCTTACGCAAAAACAGCGTGGGACGAGGACCGAGTTGGCTTTGTTTTTAAAACGGAAGACGATAGCCTCTCTCTGTACCAAACCATCGCAGGTTTCGATGACCGGTTTGATGTCACCCTTGTGGTTGATCTGTGCTATCGAAAAGACCCGAAAGATTTTGAGGATTTTCTTCACGCGTTGAACGAAGCCATTGCCGACGGCATGTTTGGTCAGCGAGATGTTTGGGTTATGGGTTTTCACCCTGATGATGACCCGGAGGATTTCCTAGATGAGGGCTCTTTTTCTCCTTTAGTAAGAGAAAAGTATGCTATCATCTTTGTCCAGAGGCTAAAGACTCTTCACGAAAAGTCTCAGGCTCTGAAGCCTTTGGGTTATTATGACAAGAGCTTTGAAGCTTTTGAGAACAGTGATCTCTACGCGCAACGCGAAAACCTGTACAGGAGACTGATAAATGGCAATGAAACCTCGTAACTCGAAAAAGCCGGTTAAGAAGATGCGCGGCGGACCGGTTAAGAAGATGCGCGGCGGACCGGTTAAGAAGATGCGCGGCGGCGGCATGGTCAAAAAGGGAAAGTGATTAAGTGGCGGTTTCTTCCAGCAAGGATTTCCAGCTTGATGTAAACGAGCATATCGAAGAGGCTTTTGAGCGTTGTGGCTTGGAAGCAAGGACGGGCTATGACTTGAGAACGGCGAAGCGTTCCCTGAACCTTCTTTTTGCGGAGTGGGCCAATCGGGGGATTAACCGTTGGACGATTGAGCAGAAGACGGTGGTCCTTGCTAGCGGGGTTTCTGACTACCCTATAGGAACGGTTACCTTGACGGTAAACGCTTCCGCAGGGTTTGTGGCAGGGGAAACAATTACCGGCGGAACCAGTGGAGCCACCGCGCAGGTAACCAATGTTAACTCTGCTACGGTGCTAGCTATAAACGTTCCGGTAGGGGCGTTTTCAGTAGCCGAAACAATTACAGGGGGCACTAGCGCCACAACGGCAACAGTTGGGGCCGTTGTTTCCCTAGAGGATGTCCAAGCAACCATTGATATTTTGTCGGCAACAATCAGACAAAATACGGGAACGGCTAGCCAGTCGGACATCCAAGTAACTCGCATAGGCCGGGACGCTTACCTTGGTCTTACAAACAAAAACTCCACCGGTCGTCCGGTTCAGTTTTATGTAGACCGTTTAATTACACCCGTTGTCCGTCTTTGGCCTGTCCCCAACGCTAACGACTCTTACTCGCTGGTGTTTGACCGCTTGACGCGAATAGACGACGCGGACACTCAAATTAACTCACTGGAGGTACCTTTTCGGTTTTACCCCTGTGTTTCAGCAGGGTTGGCGTACTACCTCTCTGTTAAATTCGCTCCCGAAAGGGTTTCTCTTCTAAAGACCTTGTACGAGGAAGAGCTTCAACGTGCGATGGACGAGGACCGAGATAGGGCGTCCCTTCAGATTTCGCCTTACTCTTCTTTTTACGGGAGGTAGCTTTGGCGCGTTACGCTTCGGGCAAAAAATCACAGGCTATTTCGGATCGTTCCGGTTTCGCATATCGCTATAACGACATGCGAAAAGAATGGACAGGGGCGCTTGTTGGAAAAGACGAGTGGGAGCCCAAGCAGCCTCAGTTAGGGCCGTTCAAGGAGGTTTCCGACGCGGAAGCCTTAAAAAACCCTCGTCCTGACCGAATAGAGCCGATGGTTGTTTTTGTAGGGGCCTCTTCTTTTCCGCCGGGTAGGCAGGCAACAAGCGCCGTTGGAAGTACCGGCTTTGTTTTGGTGGTGACGACATGAGTTTCACGTACGCAGAGCTTAAAACAGCAATACAGGATTTTGCGGAGAACACGGAGACAAGCTTTGTAAATAACCTCCCTGTTTTTATAAGAACGGCGGAAGAGCGTATCTTCAAGCTGGTTGACCTTGAAAATTTTCGAATCAACCAAAGCGCAAGCATGTCCGCGGGGAACCGGTTTTTTGGAGCCCCCTCGAACTTTTTAGCGTCTTTTTCCCTGTCTATCTCGGTTAATGGCTCAAAGCAGTTTCTTCTTCAGAAAGACGTTAACTTCCTTCAGGAATACTGGCCCGATTCTTCTGAACGGTCCGTCCCAGCGTTTTACGCCCTTTTTGATGATTCGAACTTTATCATAGCCCCGACTCCCGACGCTGATTACGAAGCCGAGTTGCACTATTACTATCGCCCCACAAGTTTGACCGCGGGTGCGGAAGACGGGACAACGTGGTTAAGCGTCAATGCGCCGAACGCACTTCTTTACGCCTCTTTGACCGAAGCCTACATTTACATGAAGGGTGAGCAGGATATTCTGGCGTTGTACGAGCAGCGTTTCCAAGAATCACTTATGAGGCTTAAAAACCTTGCGGAAGGGCGCGAGAACAACGATGCTTACCGCAAAGGGTTACCGACACAGGAAAGAACTTGATGTTTGAACTAAAAGCCAAAGTCGCCCCCAGTTACAACGTTACCGTACACACAACGAACTACCGGGGCTCTACGCCGGAGGAGGTAGCACAGAGGTGCGCTGATAGAATAATCTCTGTCTCGGACGGAGCGCCTCCGGTTATAAGGGACCAAGCCTTTGCGTACAAGGCTCAACTAGAAAAAACCTTGAGCTTTTATATGCGAGAGGCTATAAAGAGTGATAGGACAACCGTTTGCAACGCCTTAGCTAGCGCTGGGCACCCGGAACTAGCCGAACTTGTAAAGGAAATATAAAATGGCAATCTCACAGGCAATGTGTACGTCGTTCAAAAAAGAATTGATGACCGCTACACATGATTTTACGGCAAGTAGCGGTAACACGTTTAAGTTGGCGCTGTACACCAGCTCCGCCACATTAGACGCTACGACTACGGCTTACTCTGCGACGAACGAGGCGTCCGGGACGGGTTACTCCGCAGGCGGCGGTACGCTTACGAACGTAACGCCGACTACGAGCGGAACAACCGCTTTCACAGACTTTGATGACCTGACTTTTTCATCGGCGACAATAACGGCGAACGGTGCTTTGATCTACAACGACACCGCAGCGGGCGACCCCTCCGTCGTTGTTCTTGCGTTTGGCGGCGATAAAACTTCAACCGCAGGTGACTTCACGATTCAGTTTCCTACAGCGGATGCAAGCAACGCCATCATCCGTATCGCTTAGGTAGGAAGCTTCCTCCCCCGTGTCTGATTTCAGCGGCTGGGGCCGTGCGGATTGGTCCGAGGGCGCTTGGGGTGTAAGTTTACCTAACCCCTATATAACCGGCTGGAGCCGTGGAAGTTGGGGTGAGGGTGCTTGGGGCTCCGCCCTACCGGTAGTCGTTTCAGGTGTTTCGGCGTCTTCGGGCGTTGGAAGTGTGACGGTTACGGGCGAGGTAAACATCCCGGTATCGGGCCTCGCGGCTACCGGTGCCGTAGGCTCCGTCGCTGTATTCACAGAACAAGTCTTAGCT